AAGCTATGAAGCGTCTGGAGAAAATCCCGCATACATGCACTGACCAAGAGCTGCTGGTACACGCCCTAGCTGCTAAAGCAATTATTGACAAGTACCGACGTGCTGCACAGCCCGTCACAGACTTTTGGGCGTTATGCCAGTCATCAATTGATCACTGCCTGCTTGGAGGTAACGAGTACAAATACAAGGGGTTAACGTTCAGTAAAGAACAAATTCTCTTGCCAAACGGCATGAAGCTGCGCTATCCTGACATCAAATTCTCGAAAGAGAAGGGGGTGGTGTATGGCCCCGACGAGACCAAGCTGTACGGTGGGAAGCTGACCGAAAACATCGTTCAGGCGCTAGCTCGTATTGTTATGACTGATGGAATGCTGAGAACTCAAAAGAGGTACTCAGTGTGTTTAACCGTGCACGATGAAGAAGGAGCCATCGTGCCGGATGCCTATGCACAAGAGGCAGAGCAGTGGGTCTTGGAGCAGATGACGGTTGTACCGAAGTACATGGAGGGCATACCTCTGGCAGCAGAAGTTAGTTCAGCAAAGCGTTATGGTGACGCAAAATAAAGGAGAGTAAATGGAAATACCAAAGTCAGTAAAGGTTGGTAACAAGCGCTACATCATTGAGATTAAACACGTGGACGAGCCTTACACCACAGGCTATACCGTGGACAATTTAATTGTTATAGCGTCCAGCAACAAGACCAAACACACTACAGCAAATGAACGTGCCTTGACGTTTTGGCACGAGTTAACGCACGTCATCCTTGATCATGTGCGCCCTAAGTTATCCAACGACGAACAATTTGTTGAGCACTTTGCAGAGACAATGCACCAGATCGTCAAGTCAGCGAGGTTCTAATGAAAGCATGGTCCCACTCAGCACTCAAAGATTTTGAAGGGTGTGCAAGACGTTATCACGAAGTACGTGTGTTGAAGAATTACGTACAGAAACCCACTGAACAAATCCGCTACGGTAAGGAGTTACACAAAGCCGCAGAAGATTATGTGAAAGATAACACCCCCATACCCCCACAGTTCTCGTTTGTGCAACCTACGATTGATGCGCTGCTTGCCAAGCCGGGGACTAAATACGCTGAGCATGAGATGGGGCTGACTGTTGATTTGCGCCCGTGTGGTTTCAAAGATGAGAACTGTTGGGTACGCGGTATTGCTGACTTGTTGATTGTTGACGAAGAAAGTTTGACTGCGTGGGTGGTGGACTACAAAACGGGTAAAGACAAGTACCCCGATAAAGAACAGCTAACGCTAATGTCACTCATGGTGTTTGCGCACTTCCCCATCGTACGTATGGTGAAGTCTGCTCTGTTATTTGTAGTAAAGGATTCGATGGTCAAGCACAAGGTCATGCTTGAAGAAGCTACAAGCTATTGGCAAGACTATCGTGAACGGGTAGCGCGTCTTGAAGCAGCGTTTGCTAATAACGTGTGGAACCCAACCGCAACACCACTATGTCCGTGGTGTCCTGTTAAAACGTGTGAATTTAATAAGGGGTATTGATATGACACAAGTAAACGGCAAACGCGATTACAAACACGCTTATAAATTGCAGAAGAAATCTGGAGAAACCAAAGACCAAATCGAGCGTCAACGCGCAAGGAGAATGTATGACAAAGAAGGTATTGACCGTAGCGGAAAACACATCGACCATGAAGTTCCTATCCGAAGTGGAGGAACTTCTACGAAACGCAATACAAGACTTCGACCCCCAAGTAAAAACATGGCTGACAACGGCAAGTGATGATGAACTAATTGCTCTGTGGACCGCACGTTACGGCGAAGGATGGTGGCGCGACAACCTTAAAAAGTTTCAAGTTAACTCATGGGAGGCAAATGAAATCTTTGATATATGTTTTGCGAGTGAAATGAGCAAAAGAAATTTATTAGAACGCCACCACCACATGGCCGAACAGGTAACGCTATACAAACTAAAATGCAAATCATAAACAACAAAGCAGTGCTGCTCAGGACGCGCAAGCCTGACAAATACACTGTCATACCAAGAAGTAAAAACCTCGGAGAAGTAGCGCCCGGACTACATGAAGTGTTAGTGTTCTGGGGTTTGGATGAGATGCGCGTCTTGCGCAATCTGGGTGTTAAGGCAGTCCCGTCACCGATCAAAGCTAAATACGATTGGCCGGGAAAGCTCAAGCCGTTTGCACATCAGATTGAAACCGCATCGTTCTTAACACTACATCGACGTTCATTTGTGTTCAACGATCCCGGCACGGGTAAGACACTGTCTGCGCTGTGGGCTGCTGATTACTTAATGAACAAAGGCTATGTAAGACGTTGCCTCATACTGTGTCCACTGTCCATCATGCACGATGCTTGGATGAATGGAATAAGTAAAAGCATCATTCACCGCACAGCAATCATTGCTCATCATCAACAAGCAGTAAGACGTATTGAAATGGTGCAAGGCGACTACGAGTTTGTCATCATTAACTATGACGGTTTGAACTTGATCGCCAATGAAATAAAAGCTGACGGTCGGTTTGATCTGGTCATTGTTGACGAAGCAAACGCTTATAAAAACATAAGCACCCGTCGATGGAAAGCGCTCAATTCATTGATCACGCCACACACATACCTGTGGATGATGACAGGTACACCTGCTTCGCAGTCACCGCTTGATGCGTACGGGCTAGCCAAACTTGTTAACCCAACAGGTGTACCAAACTTTTTCACAGCGTGGCGTGATAAGACCATGAATAAAATCACGCAGTTTAAGTGGGCTCCAAAAAAATCTGCGGCACAGCTCGTGTATGACGCACTGCAACCAGCAATACGTTACACAAAAGAACAGTGTACAGACTTACCTCCTGTGCTTGTTGAGACAAGAGATATACCGCTGACACCGCAACAGAAAAAATACTACATGCTGCTGAAAGAACTCATGCTAGTACAAGCAGCGGGAGAAACAATTACAGCAGTCAACGCTGCTGCGGGTGTTAGTAAGTTATTGCAGATTAGCGCAGGTGCAGCGTACACCGACGATAAAGAAGTTGTGGAGTTTGATTGTGCGCCGCGTCTGTCTGTACTCATGGAAGCACTGGAAGAGACACAGCGCAAGGTGCTGGTGTTTGCGCCGTTCAGACATAGCATCGACACAATTCATAGCTATCTCAACAAGCACGGCATTACCAATGAGATGATTCATGGTGATGTGTCTCCAAGAAAAAGAACAGACATATTCAAACGCTTTCAGACTGAAGACGCACCGCGTGTGCTGGTGATACAGCCTCAAGCTGCATCACACGGCGTGACCCTCACTGCTGCTGATACTGTCATCTTCTGGGGTCCAGTCATGTCTGTCGAAACATATAAACAATGTATCGCTCGCTCAGATCGTATTGGTCAGGACTCAACCAAAGTAACAGTCATTCACTTACAAGGCAGTGACATAGAGCGCAAGATGTTTAAGCTGCTAGAGGAGCGTGTAGAAGATCACGCCATGTTGATAAAACTTTATGAAGAGGAGGTTGCACGATGACGAATTGCATGTATAATTCTTGACATAACAAAAAGGAGCGTATGTATGGATACAGTATCTATGGATAAGCTGGCGCGGGTGTACTTAAAAATTCGTACGCGCATTCAACAGCTTACTCAACAATATGAGTCTGAGATTGAAGAACTTAAGGCGCAGCAAGATGAAATCAAAACTGCACTTAAAGAACAGTTGATGGCTCTAGGCAGTAAATCGGTGAAAACCGATCAAGGAACTGTGATCTTGTCTATCAAGACACGGTACTACACCCAAGACTGGGATTCATTCAAAACCTTTGTCACGGAGCATGATGCGCTTGACTTGTTTGAAAAGCGCATTCACCAAAGCAACATGGCAAAGTTTCTTGAAGACAATCCCACGCTTGTTCCCCCCGGTCTTAACTCTGATAAAGAGTATGACGTTTCTGTAAGGAAGCCTTCTAAATGAGTAACGTAACAGTTTTTAATCCCTCCAAAGTTCCTTCGTTTGCAAAGGGACAAACGTCCGCAATCTCAACCGCACTTACTGGTGGAGGTAATGGGCGCAAAGGTAAAAACATATCCATCAAAGGTGGTGTGTTTCGTT